GTTTCATTGTACTCAGGCACACTAGTATTGTTTGCTATCAACCAATCTTGTAATCTTGTTGAATAATAATCTGCATTATTTAAAGCTTTACTTAAAAGGTAATCTACTTCATTTTTAGATGGTGCAATACCTGTCTCACTTTGTTGTTTAACTGAACCAGCTGATTTAAAGGTTACAGAACTAAATGGAATATATTCTACACAAGCGTACCATATTAATGTTGGTTTTATATAATCTTCTACAAGTTCTTTATAAGAACCTGTAAATGCAGTTTCTGCTTCTACATCATCTTGTAGTTTATTGTATAGTACAGTACCAACTATGTTAAGTATATATTTTTCTTGAGCCGTTCTTATAAAAGGTAGAAGAGCATCAGCATCAATCGCTCCACCTAATGGTGTGTTCTTGATGATATCGTTTCGTGTTATTAATAATCCAAATGCCATAATCTTATTATTCTTTATAGTATGCATCAAAACCAAAATCACTTGGTCTTATTGGTTCATACTCTTCGTTAGGTTTTTCTTGTTCTAAACTTTCTTCTCCTTCTCCACCTTGTAAGTTATCATCTATCTCATCTTGTACTTCTTGTATTGTCTGGTCTGTATCATCTGCTGTATCTGAAAGGATTACAAGAGGTGTCAGTTGTTCAAAATATAAATCATTACAATCTATACCACCCACTCTAAATGCGTGGTACAGAGAGTTTAATATAAGGTTTTGGAAAGGGAATATAGTCATTGTTTGCATAATAGAATATGCAGTTTTCATTTCTTCTGCTGCTGAAGAGAATCCATTATTCGCAGTTCTGATTCCAAATAATAAAGGGGAAACAATTCTATGAGCTACGAGAATTCTATCTTGTGAGTATTCAGCAACATATTGATACTTCTCATGTAAGTTCTCCATGGGTAGTGTATCTATTGTAGGTTTATTTACTACATCATCATTAAACGATACCATAAAACGCCCAGCGTTACGAGTACCTGTAAATTTAGATTCTAATAAATTTTCTATTGTTTGTCTCTCTTCGGGTGCAGGAACTCCATTATTGAAATTAACCATAGCAACAGGCAAGAAACCGTTTTCTATATTGTTTAAGTGTAAGTTAGATAATTCTGCTTCACTAAATGAAAATTGTAATGCAGAAATCCAATCAGGTAAAGAATAGTAATATCTGTTAGGTTCGTATTCCTTAATATACATTACTTCTATTTCTTCGTTAGATGAACCAAAGACAGGTAAATATTTCTTATCTTTCTGTTTTCTATGGTCACTCCAATCTGAACAATAGTAGTATCCTTCTATTCTACCCATATCATATATCTTCTTTGCTCTTAAATTCTGAACAGGCATATGATATAGTTTTTGTATTTGTGTATGTGATTTATTCCAAATTACTTGGTATGCAGCATTACCATATAATTTTAAATCAAAAGCAATCTTTCTTAAATCTTCAGGTGGAACTACTTTATCTAGTTTTTGTTGTTTACCTTCTTCATTAGTAAAAAGACCTTTACCATAAATTAAATCTGCTACACCATCAACACAAGCTGCATTTGTTGTAGATGTATTATATGCTTCTGTTACTAAACCAAAGTAATCATCTTGGTCTAATATTCCAACAGGTACCCATTGGTATCTTGTCTTGATATCCTCTGTTACGATTGGAACATCTTGCCTTGATAGGTTTAAAACTGAAAATTGTTCTTGCTTTTTCATATTACAATATATTGATTATCTGTTGTGTTACTAATGAATTCTTCATTTTGAGTTATATACACCGTCTTATCATCATTATCTACTGATTGTGATGCATACACTTGCATAGTACCACTATATATACTACCTGATACTGAACCACTTAAATGTACAATGAATTCATCTCCTGTCTTTACATCACCCTCTAATGATTGTGAGAATGATAATATATTCTCATATGGGTTAAATGTATAAGAGCCACTTAAGTTATAGAATGATGAACTATAAGTCATCATATCTTCTAATATAAGTGTCATATCTTCTGAACCAGAATCAGAACCACTAATGATTACACTAGCAGTATCTTGTGTTCTAACTACGAATTCGTTACTTTGTGATATATAGTAAGATAGCATATCTAAACTTTTACTACTATAACAACTCAACATTAACTTATCATTATCTCATAATAGGACATAAAAAAACCTCTCACGAAGAGAGGTTTTCTTTATTTTAGTCTCAATAAGTAATTCTACTTACGAACCGTACACAATTGTTGGTTTATCAATGGCAGGTAATCCTGCGAATGCGTCATCAACGGTTGAACCACTTAAGAAAGCGGCTGGAAGTTTTTCTTCACCTGTGAAAGTAGCTGAATAACCATAAAGGTCTCCAAGTGCTCCACCTGTTTGAATAGTTCCTGCAGTTAAATCGTTTCCATGTACTTCTCCAGCTAATAATGTATCACCTGAATTAGTCCATACTAGGATTTGTGGTCTCCCATAAGCTAACAATTTAAGTTGAGTAGTCATCTCGTTAGTTAATTTTTTCAAATTAACAACTGTTTCTTGAGAGAAGAACGTAGTTCCATTTTCTCTTGAAGAGTTGACTGTCTCCGTATAAGTAGAAGTGCCCTTGAGTTCGTAGAAATATACAGTACTTCCAGATAGTGAATTTACTTCTCCAGATGCATTCTTACTGAATGAACCTGTCTCAAAGTTTATAAAATAAACTCCTTGTAAGCCACCTACACTGTCTTTACATACTTCATTTCTTCCTGTGGTAATTAAACAACTCATAGTTTCTCCTTTTTATTAAATTAATTGTTAGACTTAAAATGCTCCGAAATAAACGATATCTTGTGCAATTCCAATTTGTGTTCCTGCAGTATATCTCATTATTACTCTATAATTCTGCGAACCATCTAGGTTTGCCATATCAAGTACTCTTACTTCGTTATGGTCAGATAATAATCCTGTTCCGAAGAATAGGTTAGATTTCTGTGCTGCAACGATTCTATCATCACTCATTCCTGGGCACATTACGATTTCTACACCTTGGAAGTTTGATGGTTTTTCACCAACGTTTAATTGGTTGTTGTAAGAGTTATTTGATAATGTTGAATTACCAGATAATGCTGATTGGTATGCTCTTGCGATTTTAGAACCAACGTAGATTACTAAATCTTCTTTACCATATACGGCAGAAGGGATAGTATCATATACTGCTGATAATGTTGCTAGTACATTTGATGAATCAACTGACCCACTAATTACTGCTCCATCACCATTAGTTCTTGCTGGTTGAACAGCTGAAGTTAATAGTGTTGCTGCAGATGCAGATAAGATAGGTTCAAACCCACCGAATTCTCCATTGTTTGCAGTTTCACCACTCCATATATCTTGTTCTGTTTTTTCAGCAACTTTACCACCTACATAAGATACTAAGAAATCATTAAAGTCTCTTGGTATTTCATCAAAGGCAGAAAATCCTAATTGTAAAGCATTCCAAGAATCAACGAATTCTTGTTTGCAAAGTGATAAGTTCACTTGTAACTCCTTTGGAGTTAAAATTTGTTCTGTGATAGATGTTGAACCAGATGTTACGAAGTCACACGATGCATCTTGTACAATTCCATCAAGGTCAACTTTCTGAATTACTTCTTTGAATTTTACATTTGGCTTAATAGTTACCAACTGATTATCAAGAGTCCTTGCAGAAAGTAGAGCTGCCGCGATATAACCGCTAGCTGCTTCACCTGCATACGTCGAAGTTATGCTAGGTTGTCCACTTGTTAAGTTTGTAATTTTTCTCATTTTTAATTTTGGTTTTTAATGTATTATTTATACATTTTTGAAAGTACAGAATTTCTATAATTCCCTACTTTAAAGTTATTGTTTTTCTTTTTGTTAAACATAGAAGCTTTTTCAACAGGAGCTCCATCTAATTTCTTAGATTCTAATTCTTTCTCCTCTTTGTTTTCTTCTTCCATCTTTTCTTCTTCTTTTTTGATTTCCTCAAAGTACTTTACAAGTTCTTCGATTCTTTCTTTCATTTCTTCAATCTTCTCTTCTTGTTCAGCTAATTTAGTAGTTAAGTTCACGATTTCGTCCGCATCCTTATCAACTACTTCTTCATTAACTTTAACGCCAGGTTCTGATTCAAGAGTTACTTGTTCGTTAACATCGGTGTTTGATTTACCGGTTTCTGGTAAAGCTTTAACATCTTCTGTTGAAACATCAGCCATTTCCTCTTCTTTTTTATCTTCTT